ATGGGCACGATTACATCACGCAAGCGCAAGGACAACTCGACGGCCTACACGGCGCAGATACGGATCAATCGGGACGGGAAGACAGTTTATCAGGAAAGCCAAACCTTCGACCGCAAGCAGGTCGCCCAAGCCTGGATCAAGCGGCGTGAGACGGAGCTGGCGGAGCCAGGTGCGATCGAGCGCGCGAACCGCAAGGGTGTGACGATCAAGAAGATGATCGAGCAATACCTGGAGGAATACGAAAAGATCCGTCCGCTGGGGAAGACCAAAAACGCCACGCTGAAAGCGATCAAGGACACCTGGTTGGGCGAGCTCGACGACTCGGCGCTGAACAGCCAGAAGCTGGTGGAGTTTGCGCAATGGCGGATGAGTGAGGAGGGCGGCGGCGTCCAGGCACAGACAGTCGGCAACGATCTGTCGCACTTGGGCGCGGTGCTATCTGTCGCGCGGCCGGCCTGGGGTTATGAGGTCGATCCGTTGGCGATGCCCGATGCGCGCAAGGTGCTGCGTAAGCTTGGCATGGTGAGCAAGAGCAAGGAGCGCAACCGCCGGCCAGCACTGGATGAGTTGGACAAGCTGATGAAGCACTTTTTCGAGATGCAGGAGCGCCGGCCGGGCTCGATCCATATGCCTAAGATGATCGTCTTCGCAGTCTTCTCGACACGTCGGCAGGAGGAGATCACGCGAATTCGCTGGGAGGATCTAGACTGCACCCGGCAGGCCGTCTTGGTGCGGGACATGAAGAACCCCGGGCAGAAGATTGGCAACGACGTATGGTGCCATCTACCTGATGAGGCCTGGGCGATTCTCCAATCCATGCCCAAGGGGAAAAGGGAGATCTTTCCTTACAATGCCAAGTCGGTGTCGGCGTCGTTCACGCGGGCGTGCCCGCTCTTGGGTATCGAAGATCTGCACTTTCACGATCTTCGGCACGAAGGGGTGAGTCGGCTGTTCGAGATGGACTGGGACATTCCGAGGGTGTCGAGCGTGTCGGGTCATCGAGATTGGAACTCGCTCCGAAGGTATACGCATTTGCGCGGTCGGGGAGATGTTTACAAGGGGTGGTCGTGGCTTAAAGCAACAATAGAATCATGATTTTCAGTGCATCGGTCTCAGTAATGTTGGATTGAGCACCCGTGTTGAATGTGGTATAAGGCCGTAATTTTTGAGCAGGTTTTTTTAATGGAAGCTTCAGTCGCTGATATGGCTACAGTAAAAAATAAGACTGAAGGCAGTGGCCTCTCATCTAGTTCACATAAAGTTGTTAGTTTATTCTGTGGTGCAGGTGGCCTTGATTTAGGGTTTACCAATGCTGGCTTTGAGGTTTGCTATGCTGCTGATTATGACGCTGCAGCAATAAAGACATATAATAGAAATCATCCAGGAGGTTTAGGGCACGTTGTTGATCTCTTGGACACAACTGTAGATCAACTATGTGACTCGATAGTTGAAGCGTGTGGTGAGAGCCCGGAAATTGCCGGAATCATTGGCGGACCTCCTTGTCAGGGTTTTTCTCGTGGTAATGTAGGGCGTCATGCAGAGGATCCACGAAATCAATTAGCTCTCAAATATGCAGCTATAGTAAATTCTTTCTATCATAAGTTTGGGTTGAAGTTCTTCGTATTTGAAAATGTGCCAGAAATACGCGCTCAGAAAAATAAAGATTTTCTGGAAGGGTTGCGTGCAGAGCTTTCACTGAATTTTGATATTTATGAGAAAGAGTTGAATGCCAGTAATTACCAAGTTGCTCAAGCTCGTCGACGTTTGTTTATAGTCGGTGTGTGTAAGAGCTCTGGTGTTAGTGAATTTATATTTCCTTCTCCATCCCCTTTGAAGGAGAAGGTCGTCAGTGATGTCATTAGCGATTTGCCCGATCCGGTTTATCTATCTAGCAATTTAGTCGCAGAATCGATTCCTTATCACCAGAACCACTGGACATCTAGACCGAAATCAAAGCGTTTTGAAACGGGAGTGATGCCAGTCGGCGGCCGTTCATTTATTCAATTGGACTGGAAGAAGCCAAGTAGAACGGTAGCGTATGGAAATCGTGAGATACACGTGCACCCAAATGGTAAGCGTCGTCTGAGTATTTATGAGGCTCTGCAGTTGCAAGGTTTTCCATTCAAATATGTTCTTGAAGGAAACATGAGTCAGCAGGTCAAACAGGTTTCGAATGCTGTGCCCCCGCCGGTGGCGGAAAAAATAGCACAATCTATTATGGAACAAATATTGTAGGGCAAATATGTTATGGAAGACATCAGCGAAAATAGTAAACTTTCCAAAGAGGAAATAGCCCTTCGGGGGCAATTGTCGCAGACGAAGTTTTATGATGCGCCTGTAGTGGCGACATTGAAAACTAACGAACGGGTCTTTGCCAGAATTACCGATGGTATTTACAGGGAGCCAGCGTCAGCTTTGCGTGAGTTGATTGCAAACTCTTATGATGCTGATGCAACTGAAGTTAGAGTTTTTACCGATGCGCCGCGATTTTCGAAGATAGTGGTCCGTGATAATGGCCATGGATTAGACGAAAATACTCTGGCGCATATTATTTGTAATATCGGTGGAAGTTTAAAGCGTAGTAAAGATGGTAAGTATCATGATGTAACAAGTGAATTTGATAAGAATTTAAGCCCTAATGGTCGACGACTGATAGGTAAGTTGGGCATCGGTTTATTTTCGGTTTCACAGATAACTCATCATATTGTAATAGTTTCCAAGGTTAAGGGTGCAGATAAGCGCCTTGTTTGCGACATAATACTTCGCCCTCAGTCTGAAGTCGTAGTTGAGGCTGATGAGGATACGTATGTAACAGGTACGGCTGAAATTACTTATGTCCCTGCTGAGGATATTGAGTCTTCAGGGACTGAAATTACGCTATTAAAGGTACGCCCATTCGTTCGGGAGAGCCTGCAATCCAAACTGCTTTGGAATGCTATACAATTTGAACGTCAAGCTGGCGAAGATGCGGATGAAGTAGAGTTTGACCTCGAAGACGAGTTGAAAGATTTACCAAGGATTCCAGATTTTCATATTGGTGAAGTGGATCCTGACGATTCTGAGCGACTTATTACTATCGCTGAGCTTCCTTGGACGCCGAAAGATAGTCCATTAGAGAAATTCAAGAAACTAGTTTCTAAAGTTTCTCTCCTGACAGTTGACGCTAAACGTGGCAATGTCAAGCTTAAGGAGTGTCTGGACTCATATCTAAAAATGATATGGTCTATCAGCCTTTCGGTGCCCGTTCAATATATTGAGAAGCATCCCTTCGATGTGCGAGCTTCAGACAACGTCGATGTCTATCTTATTAGTAATGGCGGGCGAGGAAGTTCTGCGGTAAAGGTAGAGCTTAATGATGTAGAAACGCTGGAGTCAAAGCTCGGCCTCTCCGCTAAGCGTACCGAAAGCGAACTGCCTTTTTTAGTATTTATTGACGATATAGAACTCCGCAGACCTATTTCTATTGCTGGTGATGCAGATAGGCTGAAAGGGCAGCTCATGTTTGTGGGTGGTGCTAATCCGTCTTTGAATAGTGTTCCTGAAAGCTACAGAGGGGGCGAGCTTGAATTTGAATACTATATGCTCTGGAATCATAAAGTTGTTCCACTAGAACACAATGGTTCCCTGATTCGTATAAATGGGGCGAATGGAACTCTGTTTGATCACGCATTTATGGATTATCAGATATCAGAGCAAACACGGCTAAGGCAACTCACTGGTGAAGTCTTTGCTATAAAAGGGTTAGACTCGGCTCTAAATATTGATCGTGAGTCGTTTAATATTTCGCATCCGCATTATCAGTACTTGAAAAAGTGGATGCATAACGCGCTTCGTCAGTTTATGAGTAAGAACAAAGCGCTGAGTAAAGATGATGCTGCTGTAAGAAACCAAGAAAAAATTGACGAGATTAAAGCAAGCATTAACTCTGTGGTCGAAAGTTTTACAGAAAGTAAGACCGTTCGCTTCTTTTCATCAGCGAAAGGTGAACAGCCTTCCCTTTTAGACGAACCTGGCACTTTAAGTATTGACCGGGGTGTTGTGTTCTCACCTGTGAAGTCAGCGACTAGTACTGAGAAGGCGCGAATGGGGTTGCATGAGGAGAAACTCATCGCAGTTGCCAATATTCTTGAGTCTTATGGTTTATTATCAAGTCTAAACCCTTCTGAAGTGGAAAAGCTTATAAGTGCCATTGGTAAAATCTTTCTCTTGGATATTAAGAAATGATAAGCATGGATAGCGGGGAAGAGCTAGATGGTGGCCTTGGCTATGAGGATGTTAGCCATAGCACAGTTTCCTTGAAGAGGAAGTTTTTGCCGTGGCACAAGCCTCGGAAGCAATATATAAGAAATAATCAATGGAATAGCGTCATTGTAAGTTTAGTTGATGCTCTTGATCTTAAAGGTAAGGCTCGGTCGTTGGAGTACCTAAGTCTGCCGGGTCCAGATTTGTTAGATGTTAGAGCTCTATATGCTGTTTGCGCAGATAAAGAAGTACGCATTAGGTTTACAGGTTTGAATGCAATTGCAGCTGAGGACAAAGAGTCTACGATGGATCAGCTCATATCGCTGGATGAATTGCGTGGGCTTCAATATATTGATCCTTCGTCAGATGTTCACCCAGATCACTTGGAGCGTCTGTCAAATAAGAGTTCAATTGCCTATCAGAATGTCATTAAGCAAGCTCCTACATATGATGTTATTAATATTGATTTGTGTGGTAGCTTTTTGGAGTCTCCTCCTAAAGAGAAGCAGAACAATTATTACGAAGCTTTGTTTGAGTTGTTAAGATATCAAGCGGATAACCGTACCGAGGATTGGTTGTTTTTCATCACCACTCGAACGAATAAAGATATGGTGCATGCCGAGACCTTTGAGCGTTTTGTAAAAGTTTTGGAGGGTATCTTTGATGTCGATCAAGCAGTCTATGATAAGTGTAATGAGCTGAAGATCTTTAGTAAGGATGTTTTGGTTGATCGACGTATAGATCGCTCAAAGGTGGATCCTTTTTCCTTTAATAATTTAGTTAGCGCGGGTATCGGCAAGTGGGTTTTGAGTGCCTTGACGGCTGAGACGCCGGCATACAAATCGAAGATGTTGAAGCTGTTTGGCTACAATGTCTTGCTTGATCCTGCTGCTACTTGCGACATGATTTCCTTTGGTTTTTGGTGCACAAAAATGCCCACAAAGGCTGTAGATGCCTTTGGTCTAGCTGCTGGAGGCGCTAACTTAAACAGTGAAGATGCTGAAGTGGCCGTTAGCAAATGTCGTGTGTCGGTCATTGATTCGATTTCGAAAATCGTCGATGTTGATATGCACCTTGCAAGCGACGAGGCTTTTGAAGAAGCGCTTACTTCATCTGTGAGCCTGATGAGGTCTGCCCGTTATGATGTGGATTCCTATGTCGCTTGGGCCAGAGAATAGCATGTTAAAGTGAAGGAACTATTAGCAGCACGTGGCTAATTTTAATCAAACAAGGGTATGGGTTTTTTGGCTCTATACCCTTGTTTATAAGATATTCGTGATTATCTTCCCATTAGCTTTTCGTGATCTGATTTTGCTTTTGTTCTTTGACGATCTATGTAGTTAGCTAAATCTGCTAGGTGTACTCCTAGAGCGGCTTTTTGAGATTCCGCTCCCAGCCGAACAATCGGTATGTCTATCTCACCCGACAAGCATTTCAGCTTAAATTTCTCGACGGTTAAGAACATATAATCAGCGCAAACACGGCTGAGCGGGATGACTGCTTGGCCATTGTATTGGGCCATAAGTAAAAAAAGAGTGTTCATGCTCCCTCCGTGCGTGTCTTCATCTCCAGATGGTCGTGACTAGGTCTCGGAGCATCCAAAACGGCACGCTTCCAATATCGGCGCATCCATCCAACGAAGCCCGCTCTACACGCGTAATGCTCGCGGGAAAATTTGTCGGATGTACACGCACTACGTGACGTAATGTACGTCCCGCGTTGTTTGCAGTATTGCAGACCTTCAGGTACTGGAAACACCTTCTCGAACTCGTTGCGCTCGTCAATCTGGACTGCTTTGACGGTTGGTAGCTCCGGAGTTTCTTGACTGCACGGAAGGGGCTTATACCCCACGACAGGCTGCGCGGGCGGGCATTTCTGAGCATTTAGCGTTGCATCAGCGAGCGCTGCCCCGCGCAGCTTTTCGTGGGGTATAAGTGCCTCGGTAGTGGCGCTGGGAGGGGCAATAATGCCTGCTGCTGCGCAGCAGAGGCTGTTTGTTTCTAGCGTGTCGACGCTGTCTGCAGCGCGGAGCAAAGCGGACAGGGAAGGGAAGTCATCCTGTTGGTTCTTCATGCCGCTTTCCTCCGATGTTCAATTGCGAGTTGGTCCATCAGCCGCTGGTGGTAGGTGAGCCGGGCTTCTGCGGCAGACCACGGGCGGATGGTTTCAACCATGGGGTCGATGCCGACCAAGCAATCCCAGATAGCCGGATCGGTTGGCATGAGGTCGCGGCGTTCGGTTGCCAGCGCAATCAAATCGGCCTGGTGTACGCAGGCGGGAAGATCAAAAGCCAGGTCAAAGCGTTCGCAAACACGCTCCCAGATAACATCCTCGAAGTGCCGGTAGGCAGAGATCCACTGCTTGAGCGGGCGGGTCATGTCACCCAGGTACGCCTCGGTCGCGTCGTGGAGCAATGCCGCAAGCTTGTGCTCTTCCGGCACCAGCTCGGCGACGATGCAGCTGTGTTGGGCCACGCTGTAGAACTCGCGGGTGTGCCCGTTGAATCGGCATAGGTGGGCCAGCGCGTGCGAGATGTCCCGTGGGTCGATCATGTCGGCGTCAGGCTCGAACAAGTCGAAGCGCTTGCCGGTGGAGGTGAGGATCCAGTTCATGCGGCTTCCCTCACCAGGTCGGCCAGCAGCAAGGCGTTGTCGGTCGCCTTGTGCAATTGGCGCAGAGCTTCATAGCCGATCAGGGCTTTCAACTTACGGTCGAACTCTTTGCTGTAGCGAGTCAGAGCGCGCAGTTCCTTAGTGGCCTTGGCGTGTTGCTGCTGCAGTGTGCCGGCGGCTTGGGGGGTCAGGCGCAGCATAGGGGTGGCTCGGCTCATGCTGCATCCCCCTTCAACTCGCAGCGATCCATCAGCGCAGCCATATTCAGTGCCTTTTCACGTAGGGCGAGCGCCTGAGTTGCTTGGCTTTCGGATCTGATAGCGCGGAAGGTTTCTGCGGCGAGCTTCAGCTTTTCGGCAATGGCCAAAAGGGTGTAACGGTCTTGCGGTTCCCGGCTTAATAGGAGTTCGGTGCGCATGCATTGATCTGACATCTCTTTGAGAGAGGCAGCGTATGCGGCTGAAGATTCGTCACGGCCCGAGACGTACCCATCGGAATAGCCTTCGTCGTAGCCATCATTTTTGCCGTCTGTGAGGCCGCCTCGATAACCGACCCAATAAAGGATCGCGGCTGCGAAAATGATGCTGATCAATGCGCAGATCTGAATTGCAGTCATGTGGTGTGCTCCTGGTGGTGCTTTGGCTGGTGGTGGCAGCCGATTGATTGGGTTATTCGTCGTCTGGATATGGTGGATCTGCCAGGCCACACATCAGCTTGGCCTGATAGGGCATGTAACCCTCCTCTCGGAGGGCGTCGTAGCGCTGATAGTCGGCGGCAAAGTAGCTGCACTCATCACACAGTCGGCTGGCCTGTTCTTCGGCAGACAACGGTGTATCGCAGTGTCGGCATTGATCTAGCAGTGACATGTCACGCCTCGTCTTCGACGGCTTCTGGTCGCGGCATATCTTCATCCGCCTTGTAGGCGCGAATGTCGATTAGCGAGGCCACATGCTTGATATGAGCGTACTTCGGCGCCTTGCGGCTGTTGACCAGCGTTGTCACGGGCAGTTGAATTCGGCCTGTGGTAATTGCGTCGGCAAAAGATCCTTCGTTGAGGTTCCGGAAGTACCGTTCGCGCAACTTTTCCACCGGGATCAGAACGTCACCAAAGGTCCGGTACAGCAGTTCGACTGTCACCGGATCGGGTGCGGGCAGCAGTCTTAGTGGCTGTTGGTCAGCGTGTGCAGTCATTGGGTTTCTTCCGTTGAGGATGATTCCAGGCATTCAGGCAATGGCGTTTAGTCAGCTCCCGCAGATGCTCCGGCACTTCGAGGAGCGCGGCGTTGCGCTCCTCGCGTGTGCGCATGGCGACGATCTGGCGGGCGTACTCCCTAGGCCACGTCACGGTTGTCTGCCGGGATGGCTGGCAGTTCGAGCCCTAGTTGCTCGGCCAGCCAGGGAATGCCGGCTTGCCTGACCTTGGTCGACTGGCTGTATTGCATGCCCGCGGTCTCGTGGTACCAGTTGCCGTTCTTTATCCGCAGGTACTCGCGATCACGAATGGGGAAGGCTGGAAGGCGGCGGTCATTGAGCAGGCCTTTCTCGCGCATCAGAGCAATCAATTTGGGGCGTGTAAGTCCGAAGTACTTGGCGGTTTGTTCGAGGTTTCGTTCCATATCGTCCTCCTAGGCGGCCATTGCCAAGCGGTGGCCAGCGACGAAGCGCTCAAGATGCTCTACCAGGACGGCATAGGCTTCGTGAGGGGCGCGTGGCAGTAGAATCTGAGCGCTTGCGTCGTCAGTTTCGAGGGTTGCGACTATCGCGCCACGTTGCGTTGACGCGACGATGAGTCGTAGATCTTCGATCCCGGCGATACCTGGGTAATAGCTACCTTTCCCGGTTCGCACTGCATGGCGAAGCATGATCTCTGTATCTGTCACCAGCTCATGTTCGTCCGCGCCATCCAGCGAAAGTGATTCGACCCCACCATTCGCGCTCGCTTCGATAAAACGAGCAGCTCTACGGCCATTGTTGCGGTGCTTGCGATCCAGCGTAATGCTGTTGCGAGTGCCGCTAATGGCGACTGACAGGTGGATCGCCGAAGTGCATTGGTCGAACTCCGCAGTGGCTTGAACGTTCGTCCCTGCTGCAGTTTTGAGGTCGTGATGGAAGGTACCGGTCAAGCGGACTTGGGCCGCCAGAAGTTGTTTGGACTGATTGCTGAGTTTCAGCCGGCTCATGCCGCATGCCCTCCACCATTTGGGTCAAATGGGGCAGGCGCTGAGCGCTGTTTCAGTTTGGGTTTGAACGCGATGAAGGCGCAGCCGCAGTCTTGTGCCAGTCGGCGTATTTCGAAGATGCGGGAGGGGTTAGCAGCGGCCGGGTGGACGTGCAGGGTGGCTGTGGTGTGCATAGTGTTGCCTCGCTCTGTGGTGGAAGAGTGAGGCAAATATCACGCAGTGTGTTTCACGTGTCAACACGTATCGTGATTATTTTATTTTACTCATGCGTGAAACGTGATGATTTGAGGATCCCGCCTACTAGATGAACCTTGGAAACTTCGTTCTGATCAAGGTGGAGAGGGCTGTGATCACGGTTCACGCTGTCAAACCGAAAGATACCGTCACGTAGGTAGATGAACTCTTTGATCATTGATCGGCCGTCGAAGGTTTGCACCATGACTTCGTCCCCCGTGACGTAGTTTTTGTTGGGTTCGATCAGTACATACTCTCCGTTTTTTATACGCGGATGCATGCTGTCGCCCATCACACGAAGTCCGTAGGCATTGGGATCGTCACTGTAAATGTGAAGGTATCCATCGCCATGACCTGTGGGGAAATCCAGAGCCTCAAAGTAGCCATCAGCCCCCAGTTTCGCGGATCCAACCACTGCTACCACTCCTTCCTTCATGGAGCCGGCATGCCTGATAGCGGTGCTCTCTGTGCCCCATAACTGAGGCGTGTTGGCAGCCGGCGTATCTTGCAATGCCATCAACTGGCTACCCTCAATGCCATCCAACAAATCTGATAGTGATACGCCCAATGCAGGAGCCAGCAATTGAAGGTCTGGAATACTCGGCATTCTGAGACCACTCTCATAGTTACCGATCCGAGATTGAGATTCCCAGCCGCAAGCCTGAGCCAGCTTCTTTTGGCTGAGCCGTTTCTGTTTTCTGAGCCGCTGAATGCGGGAGCCTAAAGTATCCATGGGGATTTTTTATCACGTATTGAAATGTTTTTTTCTCACTTATCGTGTTGAAATAATCACGAATCGTGTTTAGAGTGTGCGAAGTCAAAAGGAGCTGAGTACATGAACCGAATCGGCTGCATCCGTAAGGAGGCGCAGATCAAGCAACGGGATCTACGTGAGGTCCTCGGGTGGACCCAGGCACGCTTGAGCAACTACGAGTCTGGTCACCGGATGCCAGGTTTGAGCGAGTGCCGTGCAATTACTGCCGCGTTGAATCAACTAGGCGCTACCTGCACGCTTGATGACGTTTTTCCTCCCGATTCCGATATTCCAAACGCAGCATAGAAAAAAGGCGACCCAAGGGCCGCCCAGTTCCTCCCGGCACACACCACCACAGTGCTGTCGGGTCGCGACGAAGGTAGGAGGGCACACCACATGCAAACCACCTCCCTTTATCGCGCTGCCAAGACACTGATGTCTTGGGTTGCTGCCTTTTCCACCACAGATTAGGCAGCTGTTGCGCCAGAGGTGAGCAACGGATTGTTCGCCTCGGCACGGTGCCGGTTTCGATCCCTAGATCTAGCCGGCGTTTGGGCCCTTTCAAGCCACGCGGCAAATGTAACACCACTGCATGTCGCGGGGCACTGGCAACTTAGTAGGATTAATGCCATGAGCCGAGTAGCTTTAAGCTGTGTTGATCGAGCGCAAAGGGAAGTCCTGACGCTCGAATTAGCCCTGTACCACGCCGCACGGGACTATCCCGGCGGTGCCGCTGCAATCGCCGCCACCACCGGCCGCAATGCCACCACGTTGCAGCACAAGTTGTCTCCTACCCACCCCTCTCACACCGTCAATGTCCAGGAGTTCGGCGAGATCCTCGAACTGACCAAGGACCGTCGCATTCTCGATGCTGTGCACGGTCTTGTCGGTGACACGATCTGGCAGGAGCTGGCCGAGGCGTATACCAACGACATGCCTGAAACCCTCACCACGGGGATCGCGCAGTTCTTCCGTCAGGTTGCGGATTTGTCCGAAACCTGGGCCAAGCACATTGGCGACGGCAAGGTCGATGACGGCGAGCTGGCCGAAATTCGCCAGTTGGTATTTCGAGGTATCCAGGGGTTGTTGGGCATGTACAACCGCGCCCGTTATGTCAACCAGACGACTCGCGGGGTGGAACGTGGCTGATATCGCTGACTTTGCAAATGACCTGGTGCAGGAACGGATCGATCAAGCTGTGGCTGCACGCCTGGCGCTGATGTCCAGCACGGCACTGCACTCTCTGATGTTCTGTGATGAGTGCGACGAACCTATTCCTGATGCGCGCCGTTTGGCACAGCCCGGTTGCACGCTCTGCATTGGGTGTAAAACCGCTGATGATCTGAGGGCTTCCCGTTATGCTCGATGACGTGCTCAATCAGTTCGCAGACTACGGTCTCGAACCCGCTCAACCCCTCGTATTCGGAAAGCTCACCCGCTGCAAAACCACCCAGGATAAGGGCAAGGAAAAAAACGGCTGGTACGTCATCCACGAACACCGCACCGAAAAGAATGAGACGCTGATCTTCGGCAGCTTCGGTGACTGGCGCTCCGGCGAAACCCAGAAGATCAAGGTCAAGGCCGGTCGTATGAGCCCTGAAGAGCGCGAAGTCATGCGTGCTCGACAGGAAGATGCAAAGCGCAAGGCTGCCGAGATCGCGGCCAACGCGTCACGTCGAGCGGCCAATCGTGCATCGGCATTGTTCCATCGCATGCCAGAAAAGGGTAAGAGCGCCTACCTGGATCGAAAGCAGATCGTAGGCTTTAAGGTTCGCTATGCGCCACGTACAGGCGCATTTTTAGTGCCCATGTGCAACGTGCGCGACCAGATCGTCGGCCTGCAGGTGATCTTCCCCGCGAAGCAAGAGGACACCGGGCGCGACAAAGCGTATTGGCCCTACGGCATGTCGAAGGAAGGCGCTTTCCACTTGATCGGCCCGCACCCTGAACCGGGTGAGCCGGTGCTGGTGTGTGAGGGTTATGCCACGGGTGCAAGCCTGCACATGGCGACTTCGCTCGCTGTCGCCGTCGCCTTCGACGCGGGCAACTTGCTGTCGGTCTCCAAGGCCATGCGCGAACGTTTCCCCGGTTGCCCGCTGATCATCTGTCGCGACGACGACTGGAAGACCAAGCGCCCCAACGGTGATCCCTGGAACCCTGGCGAAGAAAAGGCCAACAACGCCGCTCTGATCGTTGGTGGTCAGGTGGTTGCTCCGGTGTTCTCCGGTGAGCGCGAGACCAAGTGGACCGACTTCAACGACCTGCATATTGCAGAGGGCCTAGAGGCTGTGCGCCGTCAGGTCCTAGCAGTGGTTAGGCCCCCTGCAGCTGGTGGTTGGAAGGATCAATTGGCCCGAACCGAAAACGGATCTTTGATAGCGCACATGCAGAATGTCGAGCTGATTCTTGGCAACGATGAGCGTTGGGCTGGAGTTATCGGCTTCAGCGCGTTCAGCTCAAAAATCGTTAAGTTACGTGCTGCCCCATACGGTGGCGGTGTCGGCGACTGGGCAGATATCGACGACATGCTTGTAATGAAGTGGCTCGCACAACAGTACAACCTTCGGGTCAAGGCCAGCAGCGTGATCGAAGCTGTTAGTGTGGTTGCTCATGATCATGCCTTTCATCCTGTACGCAATTACCTCCATGGTCTGGAATGGGACCGTGTTCCACGGTTGGCTACCTGGTTGACTGACATCATGGGCGTTGAAGCAACTGACTACAGTTCGAAGGTTGGTAAGCGCTGGATGGTGTCAGCGGTCGGGCGCGTGATGCAGCCAGGTTGTAAGGCTGACTCGGTGATGATCCTCGAAGGGGCACAGGGCGCTGGTAAATCAACAGCAATGTCTGTGCTTGGCGGTGCCTGGTTTATGGATACACCTTTCGCCTTGGGCGATAAGGATGGCTTCCAGGCGATCCGTGGTAAGTGGATCATTGAGCTGGGGGAGCTGGACAGTTTCAACAAGGCTGAGTCGACCAAGGCGAAGCAGTTCTTCTCTGCGTCGACTGACACCTATCGCGAGAGCTATGGCCGAAGAACGATGGACGTGCCACGCCAGTGTGTTTTCGTGGGTACGACGAACCAAGACGAATATCTCAAAGACGCCACGGGTAACCGGCGTTACTGGCCTGTCGCGTGTACCAAGGTCGATTTGGAACAGTTGCGCGAAGTCCGCGACCAGCTCTGGGCCGAAGCTATGTTCTGTTATCAGTCCGGTGACATTTGGTGGGTCAATCGGGATGAGGCGCCACTATTCGCCGAAGCGCAGGAATCGCGCTTTGTCGTGGATGAGTGGGAAGGGCCGGTCGTCAAGTGGTTGGAAGAATCTCAGATCGGCGCGACAGCAAGCGGCGAGGATATTTTGGCTGGTGCGTTGAAGCTCGATTATGGCCACTGGGGCAAGCCTGAGCAGATGCGTGTCGGGGCGATCATGCATCGACTCGGATGGCGAAAGGTGCGACTGCCGCCGTTGCCCAAAAGTGGTATTCGGCCATATGCCTACAAGAAGCCAGATCATTGGGGCAATACATCAGCGCTGCAGGTTGATAGCGAACGGGATGAGGAGCCTTGCTTTGATTAAACGAATCGATGAAATGCTCAAGCTCTGGGCGCAGGATCTGCATTCGCCAGTGCCCGAAGGCTCTGGTGGGCCAAGTGGCGGCAACATGATTGCCATGCTGATGGAGTGCAAAGGGGAGTTGATACGCGGCACGCGTGGCAGTCGGGTACTGTTAGATGAATCGGCCGACATCGAGCTCATCGTCAACAAGCACTTGCCGCCGCAGCTGTCGGTCGTCGTGCGTGAACACTACTGCAACCACGATAGCTTCCTGTCGCAGAAGTACACCCACTGTGGGTGTAGTCGCGATACCTACTATCAGCGCCTGCACGAAGCGCACCTGCATATTGCCGGCATGCTGATGGGGAAGGCTGCGTGACCTTTCGCACACTTGCGCCTACAACTGTCCTACTGTCCGGCCTTGCCCTACCTCAAGTTTGCAAGGTAGGACTGCTGGAGGCCGCGCATTCCGTGGCCTGTCCTACCTCCCTACCTAATATCGCACGACGCACACATGAGCGTAGCGCGTCGCATCACGCGCCGCTGGCGCGCATGCGTTTTTTTAGTTTTCTCTCTTTACACGAGAAAAAGTTACAAGAGGTAGGGCAGTAGGGCAAGGCCCCGAATTCAGAGGGCTCCAGCTGTCCTACCTCCCTTTTGAATAGTGGGGCAGGTAGGACAGCGCCGAAGGCGCTGGAAGCCGAAATAAAGATATTCACCGACATTGCCTAGGCGTAGACCAGACATTCACCGGGTGGCATTAAAACAGGGTTGCTGCCACCGGAATCCACCTGTAAAAAGTAGTCATCTTCGATAGGTGCGACCGCGAGCAGCGGGACACACCACCACACTAGACCCGGCCATTGCGCCGGGTTTTTGCGTTTATGGGGTAGGGCGATGACAAACGAGCAGCAAGCGCTTATTGAGATGCCGATCTGGATGGTGATCCTGCTATCCCTGATCGGCGGTATTTCCGGCGAGGCATGGCGGGCCGACAAAGCGGGGGTAAGCGGCTGGTCATTGGTTCGCCGCTTGCTGCTTCGATCCGGGGCCTGTGTGGTCTGCGGGCTCTCCACCATGATGTTGTTGCACGCATCGGGCATGTCGGTCCTGGCGGCGGGGAGCATTGGCTGTCTCACCGCGATGGCCGGCGCCGATGTCGCCATTGGCCTGTACGAACGCTGGGCCGCCAAGCGGTTGGGCGTGTGCGATGTGCCGCCCTCGGGCAGCGGGCAGGTCTAATGCTCTGGAGGCCACGAAATACGTGGCTTGTAGAGGGTTGCATCAAAATGGCGCACCGAAAAGTCGCCGGGGACCCTGGGAGCATTCGAGGGACACGGGGCATGAAACCCGCGGGAAAGCGTTAGCGGGTGGGCTGCCAGCTTACTGAAATTCAATCCATTGAAATTGAAAGGTTTCCATTGAAAAGCCGTTGAAAAGGAGGGCTTATGACGGATCCACTGTTCCTGTCTAAAAGCGCTTTCGCGGCTCGCATCGGCAGGACGCCGAGCTACATCACCTGGCTGAAAGATAACAACCGCCTGGTGCTTTCGTCGGATGGCAAGAAGGTCGACGTGCTGGCAACCGAAGCGCTGATCCTCGACACCGCCGACCCCAGCAAGGCCGCCGTCGCGGCTCGACACCAACAGGATCGGATCCAGCGCGACGTTTACAGCCAACTGTCTCCCACGGTCGAGCCGACTAACACGGCTGCGCCGCAGCTGCCAATTACCGGTGGCGCCAAGGGCCACGACTTCCAGAAGGCTCGCGCCATGCGCGAACACAACCTGGCGCAGTTGGCTGAGATCGAACTGCACAAGGCACAGGGTTCCCTGGTCGCCAGGGATGCAGTCGAGCTGGGCGCTTACAACGCCGGACGCCATCTGCGCGACCAGTTGTTCGGCCAGCTACCGCAGCTGTCGCACAAGCTGTCCGCGATGACCGACCCTTGGGACATCGAAAAACACCTGGCGGCGACGCTGCGCAAAACACTGGAAGAGGCTGAACGCATGTCCTCATCTGACCTTGAACGTGCAATGACTTCGAGCTGACCTATGCACCCGGAAATCCCTGACGGTGAGAAGGTCTTCCGTGAGGCGTATTTCCGTGGACTGCGCCCCGACCCAGACCTCTGGATCGACGAGTGGGCCGACGAATACATGCGCATCCCGCGAGACACGGGCGCCCCTGAGCCCGGCCAGTACCGCACCGAGCGAACGCCCTACGCTCGCGAGCCCATGCGCTGCCTCTCACCGGCTCACCCTTGCCGGCGTGTGGTCACCATGGTGGCTTCGCAGCTGATGAAAACGCAGATCGCCCTGAACTGGATGGGCGGCCTGATCCATATGGCACCGTCCAACATCCTGGCGCTGCTGCCCAGCCTGGGCCTGTCGAAGCGGGTATCCGGGCGAATCAGCAAGACGATCAAGGCAACACCAGAGCTGGCAAAGCGGGTAGCGGCCAGCCGCTCACGGGATACGCGCAACACCATGGACACTAAGGACTTCGAGGGCGGCGCCCTGTACGTCACCACGGCGGGCTCTGCGGCCAACTTGTCCGAGCTGTCGGCGCGTTACATCTACGGCGATGAGGTCGACCGCTGGGAGAACGATGTGGGCCAGGAAGGCGACCCCATCGTGCTGGCCGAAACACGGGCGACCAACTTCGGCCGCAATGCGAAGATCTATTTCTCCAGCTCGCCGACGATCAAGGGCGCCTCGCGGATCGCGGACCTGTTTGAGTCCAGCGACCAGCGTTATTACTACGTGCCATGCCCCACCTGTGGGCATATGCAGGTGCTGGAATGGGAGCGGTTGCTCTACAGCAAGGACTACAGCACGGTTCACTACCAGTGCGCGGCGCCTGAATGTGACGTCCTGATCGAGGAGCATCACAAGACCGACATGCTCGCCCGTGGCGAATGGCGTGCCCATGGCAACGGCGATGGCAAGACGGTGGGTTTCCACCTCAACGCGCTTTACTCGCCGATTGGCTGGAAGGATTGGCCCTCACTGGCCGAGGAGTTCGAAGACGCCAAGAAGGCCCAGTCTAAAGGCGACATGGGCCTGATGCAGGTGTTCTACAACACCCGTCTCGCCAAGGTTTGGGACAGCGCGCAAGAGCAGACCAAGGCCGAAGTGCTGGTCGCTCGGGCACGGCTGGAGACCTACACCCTCGGAAGCATGCCGGTGGGCGTCCTGATGCTGACTGGCGCTGTCGATGTCCAGGCCAATCGCCTGGAGCTGATGGTGATGGGCTTCGGTGTTGGGATGGAACGCTGGGTGGTCGATCACCAGGTGATCTGGGGCGACCCCGCCGATGAGCGCACCTGGGCGGTGCTGGACGAAAAACTCAAGGTTCGTTACCGGCATCCCTGTGGCGTTGCCTTGGCGATTCTGGCGACGGGCGTCGACTCCGGCGGTCACCACACCGATGAGGTTTATCAGTTCTGCCGCGTGCGGCGCTGGCGCAACATTTTCGCGATCAAGGGCGCGAGCAAGCCCGGCAAGCCAGTGATCGCTCAGCGGCCTTCCATGGTTGACGTGACATGGAAGGGCCAGACCGAACGCGGCGGCGCCGAGCTGTGGTTTGTCGGTACCGACACCGCGAAGGACTGGATCTACAACCGCTACGCCTTCGAGGACGGCCCTGGTTCGCTGCACTTTGCCAACGACTTGCCGGACGAATTCTTCGCTCAGTGCGTTGCCGAGCGCAAGGTCGCCCGATACGTCAAAGGCTACAAGCGTATCGAGTGGGTCAAGGGCAAGGCTGAGCGCAACGAAGCGCTCGACCTGATGGTGTACTGCCTGGCGATGGCGCATTACCTCGGCATCAACCGGTACCAGGAACACGACTGGGAGCGGGTACGCCAAGCGCTGGCGCAATCCGGTTTGTTCGACGATGTGTTGGGCGTCAAGCCCGTGCAAGGCGAGCGCGTCGATGTTGACGAAACACCGGCACCGATTGCGGCGCGTCAGTCGCAACCTGCACCGCCGCTTGCTGCCCCCGTCGCCCAACCGCGACCCGCCGCACCCCCACAACGCCGCAGCTCCACCAGCGGTTACCTGAAGAGACGCTGATATGTCGTTTACCCCGAAGCACCTCGAAGCCATTGAGCGCGCCATCGCACGCGGTGAAAAGACCGTGCGCTACAGCGACCGCACGGTGGAGTACCGCTCCATCGACGAACTGCTCAAGGCCCGCGACGAGATCCGCACGTCGCTGACCAACGCTGCCGGGCCGCGCTCTCGCGTGGTTCGGCTAACCCACGGAGGCAAAGGACTCTAATGGCCCGACATTATCCGACGCTGACCCGTAATGGATTCTTGCTGCCGTCGAACATCAAGGCCAGTTACGAAGGCGCCGGGGAGGGCCGGCGTTCGGCCAGTTGGGAAGCCACCGACGACGGCATCAACAGTATCAACACCCCGGCACTGCGCAATCTGCGCGCTCGTTCGCGGGCGGCGGTGCGCAATGACCCGTATGCCTTCAACGTTATCGACAAGCGCGTCAGCAACCTGATCGGCACCGGCATAACACCCAGGCCGACCACAGATGATGCTGAGCTGCGCAAGTTGAAACAGCAGCTGTGGGATGACTGGGTGGATGAGGCTGACGCCGATGAGCTGACCGATTTTTATGGCATGCAGGCCCTGGTGGCGCGCACCGTTGAAACCGCTGGAGAATGCTTCGTCCGATTGCGGCCGCGCAGCCCGAGCGAAGGTTTAGCGGTGCCGTTGCAACTGCAGGCACTTGCCCCTGAGTTTGTCCCTCACGACAAGTTCGAGACGGCCAAAAACGGCAACGTCATTCGTGCCGGGATCGAGTTCAACCCGGCCGGCAAGCGTGTGGCGTATTGGATGTACCTCTCGCACCCACGCGATTCGTCGTCGTTGAACGCGGGCTACAACCAGTTGGTGCGTGTGCCGGCAGCTCAGGTGCTGCATATCTTCGAACCGATGGAACCAGGGCAACTGCGCGGCGTGCCGCGTCTGGCCCCAGTGCTGAAGCGCCTGCGCAGCCTGGACAACTACGATGACGCGGTGCTCTTCCGCCAGGAAGTGGCGAACCTGTTCGCAGGTTTCATCAAGCGACCGGCGCCGGACATGGGGCAACAACCACGCGACCCTGTCACCGGGCAACTCCTGACCACCGACCGCGACGGCTTCACGCCGATGGTCGCCCTGGAGCCCGGCACGATGCAGGAGCTGGGGCCAGGTGAAGAGGTGGAGTTCTCCAAACCACCGGATGCCGGCAACAACTACCCGGACTTTATGCGGCAGCAGCTGATGGCTGCGGCGGCGGGGTCGGGCACGCCTTACGAGATCCTCACCGGCGATATGCGGGAGGTCAACGACCGGGCGCTACGGGTAGTGCTCAACGAGTTCCGGCGGCGCCTGGAGCAACTGCAATTTGGCGTGTATGTGCATCAATTGTGTCGCCCGGTGCGGGCAGCCTGGATGGACATGGCGGTGCTGTCCGGCGCCCTGGTGCTGGAGGACTACGCGCAACGCCGTCGCGAATACCTGCGCACACGTTGGGTACCGCAAGGCTGGGCTTACATCCAGCCGGTACAGGACGTACAGGCGCGGCGGATGGAAGTGCAGGCGGGCTTTGCCTCGCGCAGCGAGATGGTGCTGCGAACTGGCTATGACGCGGAAACGGTCGATACCGAAAACGCTGCAGATCTCGTCAGGGCCACGGGCCTTGGCCTCAATTACACGACCCTTGAAGCCATCGAGGTGATCGATGACAAGGAACAACCATGAGCAAAAAAACCAAACCCCGCGTTTATGACAAGGCTGGCAAGCAGGTCAAAGTCGCCGACAAGAGTTGGTACACCTTCCAGGCCAGCGGAGAAGCCGATCTACGCAGCATCGAGATCTTCGTGTACGGGGAGATCGGCGCCTGGGGCGTCACTGCCAATCAGTTTGTGCAGGATCTGCGCGCCATGGATGACGGCGTGTCCCCGGTGATTGCGGCGTTCAACAGCATCGGCGGCGAGTTGTTCGATGGTCTGGCGATCCACAACGCGCTGTCGCGCCTGGGCGAGCGCTGCACCGGTCGCATTGATGCGTTGGCTGCCAGCGCGGCCGGTGTCGCGGTGTGTGGCGCTCACAGGGTGGTGATCGCTGCAAACGCCATGCTGATGATCCACAACCCATGGACCTATGCGGCGGGTGACGCCGAGGACTTGCGTAAGGTAGCTGATGCGCTGGACCAGAGCCTGGAAGCGATCATCGCAGCTTACAAATCCAAGGCGCCTGACATCGACGAAGTTGAGCTGAGGCGAATGGTCGATGCCGAGACCTGGCTCACGGCCAACGAGGCGGTGGCGCTGGGCCTGGCAGACGAGGTGGGCGACGGCCTCAAGGTCAAAGCCTGTCTAGGACAGGGCAGTGTGTTGCAGCGTTTCCAACACGCCCCTGCCGAGCTGCTCGCCCAGTTAGATGAGGAGCCGGAAGTCGACCCACCGGAACTAGATCCGGCGCCGGTACTGGACGCGGCGAAACTGGCGCTGATGGTCACGCAAGGCTGTGCAGCAGCAGGCATCAGCAACCTGGTGGAACCGCTGCTGGCTGCCACCAAGCTCGAAAGCGAAGCGGTGATCCAGGCGGCACTGATCAAGGCAAAAGCGTTGCACGGTCTTTGTGTCGCCGCCCGACTGCCAGAGCTGACTGGCGAATTTATTACGGCCGGCTTGGACGAAGCTGCAGTTCGTGCGCGTCTCTTCGACAAGCTGGTCGGCAGTGGCGGCGGCTTCGAAATCAACAACAGCCTGCCGCTGGACGATGACCCAGCCCCAACGATCAAGCCCAAACAGGTCGACACCCACGCAGTTTGGGCGGCCCGTCAGGTAGCACAGAACGGAACCTCGAAAGGAGTAAGAGCATGACCATCAAACTGGAATCGATGCACGCGGGCGAGTTTCTGCTGTCCGAAGGCGCCGGCAATATTTCCCGTGAAGCGATCAACGTCGCCGCTGGGGCTGCCCTGGAGCCGGGTCAGATCCTCGGCCTGATTACGGTCAGCGGCGAGTTTGCGCCCTATCAGCCAACGGCCGAGGACGGCACTGAAAATGCCATCGCGATTCTTTACGGGCCGCTGGGACAATCGGACGTCGTCCGGCGCGGTCGTGCGGTAGTGCGGCTGGCCGAGGTCAGCGAAGCGCATCTGACGGGGCTTGATCCCGCCGCCGAAAAGGCTCTGGCCGCCCATTTCCTGATCGTCCGCTAAGACGCTCCCCCTATTTATCCATCCCGCCGAGTGCGGGATTTTTCGTTTCTGGAGAGTACCCCCATGGCCGATATCGCCATTTTTGAAGACGATGCGTTCAGCGTCTCCTCGCTGACCGCTGCAATCAATGAACAGGAATACCTGCCGGGCCGCATCAGTAGCTTGGGTCTGTTTCGCGAAGAGGGCATCAGCACGATCACCGTGCAGATCGAGAAGGACGGTGACACGCTGGCCCTGGTGCCGGCGGGGGAGCGTGGCACCTCGGGCCTGGTGGTCGGCGGGACCAAGCGTCAGTTGATCCCATTCAACACCGTGCACCTGCCGGAACGCTTCACCATCAAGGCCGATGAGATCCAGGGTATCCGCGCCTTCGGCACTCGCACCGAGTTGCAGTCGGTGCAAGATGTGGTCAACAAACGCCTGGCGAAGGCTCGCCGCCAGTTGGATGCCACGCACGAATTCCAGCGCATGGGTGCCCTGAACGGGCAGATCCTGGACGCGGACGGCAAGACCTCGCTGCTGGATATCTACAAGACGTTTGGCGTCAATCGCAAAAAGCTGCCGATGGGCCTGGGAAACCCGGACACTGAGTTGCGTGTCCGTGCCGGTGAAGCTCTCGATATGCAAGAGGAAGCCCTGGGCAGTATCACCAGCACCGGCTCCCGCGCCTTCTGCGGCAAGAACTTCTGGAACAAGCTGATCGTTCACCGGTCGGTCAAAGAGACTTACCTCAACACTATGCAAGCCGCGTCCCTGCGTGGCGATGCCCGTGAAAGCTTCGAGTTCGGCGGGATCGTCTGGGAGCGTTATCGTGGCAAGGTGGCCGGTGTTTCGTTCGTCCACGACGACAAGGCCCTGTTGATCCCCGAAGGCGTCCCGGATCTGTACATCTCGTCCTTCGCACCGGCCGACTACATGGAAACGGTCAACACCCAGGGCATCCCGTACTACAGCAAGATCGAGCCGCTGCCGTTCAACAAGGGCGTGGCCGGTGAAGCCCAGTCCAACCCGTTGCACCTGTGCACGCGGCCCCTGGCGCAGATCCTGCTGGAACTTTAACCGTGGCCTTCCGCGATCTGATCGACGACATCGACGACGTGGTGTTCGAGACCTTGGGCGACAGCGCCCTGATCGAAGGCCGCGCTGAGCCCGTGCTGGGCATGTTCGCGGCGCCGTGGAAGCAACCGCAGTTCGGCAAGGTCCACACCGGCTTACGCGAACCTCGCTTTGAGATCCGCGTGAAGGATTCGGACGGACTGAGCAAGGGGCTGCGGGTCACCATCGACCTGCCGACCCTGGATGGCGGCGGCGACTACGACCTGCTGCAACTGGAGCCCGGCGGCGATGGCTTGGTTGCCCTGATCTTGAGGAAGCGACCATGAGCGTCGGCAGCCATGTGCAGCAAAACCGCGACAGCGGGATGATCAATATCCTGCCGTCGGCGGTGCATTCCCAGGCCTTGCGCGAGTTTGGCCAACTGGTGCCCAAGGCAGCGGCGGCGGCTCAGCGTCGAGCAATCAACAAGACGTTGGGCTGGCTGCGTACCCACATTGCACGGGCGGTAGGCAAGCAGGAGCGGATCGCCATCGGCACCGTCCGGCAACGCTTGCGTGCTTATCCGGTCAGCGGTGGGGCGATGCGCGGCAAGTTGTGGTTTGGGGTCAACGCCATCGAGGCCAGCCGCATCGGACGGCCTCGGCAATCCCGCACCAGTGTCTCGGTGGCGGGGCGGCGGTACCAGGGGGCGTTCTTCAAGCAGGTGTATGGCAGCAGCCCTGACATCTGGATACGCACGTCGAGCAAGCACTTCAACGCCACGGACTACCCCGGTAGCACGCAAGGCCGGCGCAGCTCGGGTTTCGTTGTGGAAAGCGACAACCGCTTCCCGCTAGCGAAAGCCAAAGTCTCGTTGGACCAGGTGCGACCCCACTTCGAAAGCTGGGTGAAACGTGCCGATGAACGCTTGCTGGAGATCCTCAAGCAAGAACTCAACTTTGAACTGCAGAAGTACCTCAAGGGGACTGCCCGTGTCTGATCAGCCTTTCAGCCTCGACCGTCTGTATGACGCCATCGAGCAGCACCTGCAGGAGCAATTGCCGGGCATTCGGGGCGCGTCGTTCTGGCCGGATCTGTCGGCAGACACCAGCATTCCTACGCCGGTGGTGTTACTGGAAATGGCCGAGATGGAACCGGCGCCGGATATCGGTACCGGTGAAACCTCGCTGACCTGCAAGTTCGAGGCGCGGATCATTGTCGATTCGATCAGCGAGGATCCGCAACGTCAGGCCGTGCAACTGGCCTCACAACTGGCGGTGCTTCTGCGTGGGCAGAACTGGGGCTTGGAGGTTGCCTGCGCGCAGTTCGTGCGCTCCACCCAGGACTGGACAAAACCCGAACTGGATGGCTACTTCGTCTGGCTGGTGGAGTGGGATCAGACGGTTTACCTGGGCGTTGAGGAATGGCCTTGGCCGGATGAGCCTCCGGGTTCGTTGGTCATCAGCATTGAGCCGGGTGACGGGCCGGTGAGCCCCGAGGACATTCAGTGAGTTACGCCAGTGCGGAACATGACCGCATGATTGCCGCCATGCTGATGCCCTGCGTGGTGGTAGGTGTGGATCTGGCGGCTCCTGCGGTGCGTGTCAGTAATGGTGAATGGACGAGCGCATGGGTGCGCTGGCACAGCCTGGCTGCCGGCAAGGCGCGGCACTGGCGCGCGCCAAGCCTGGGCGAGCAGGGGGTGTTGTTCAATCCCAGCGGCCAGGCGGGCATGGGCACGTTTATCCCGGGGTTGTACGGCAATGCCGGCGGCCCACCCGATAACCGCGATCATGTCGAGGTCTGGCGTTTTGACGATGGCGGCTCCCTGGTTTACGACTGGAAGGCCAAAACGTACACCATCACGCTGCCCACCGGTACAGTCACCATCAAAGTCGGCAGTACGGTAGTCACCGTTACGGATAACGCGGTGAATGCGACGGTGGGCGGTACCGAGTTCGACTTGTCGCCCGGTTGTGCGGCGATTAAATCGCCTCAGATAGCGTTGATCGGTGCGGTAGAGATCGACGGCCCGTTACACGTAACGCAGAGCATCACCGGCGCCGCCGATATCCTGGCGGCCGGTAATAGCGACAACCACCACAAGCACTAACCAAAGTCATCTACAGCCCGCCGCGTGCGGGCTTTTTCATGCCTGGAGAAATCATGGCCAAGACCATCGAGAAGCCCGAAACCGAAGAACAACCCCCGGCCGCGCAAGCGTCGTTGACGTTCCGCGATCTGGTCTACACGTCGCGCACGCTGGTTGTGCCTGACACCGATCGTACTTACCCGGTGGCCAAGCACCTGGTGGTGGTGCCGGAGTCCGATAAAGAGGCTGTGGCCTTTCTGAAGGCTAATAGCGAATACGCCGCCCAGGAGGGCTAAGCCAGATGATCGGAATGGATCGCCACACCGGGCAACCCATATCCGGCATCGAGCATTTGCGACAGTCCATCGCGGACATCTTAAGTACGCCCCTGGGC